CCACCAAAGGCTTTTTTTGCTGTTTCGATTGGGTGTAAAACCATATCTAATGCTTTCATTAAGCTATCCCAAGCTGATTGGAATACTCCAGTTATAAAATCTGTTACCTTATTAAAACCAGCTTTTAATTTGTCTAATGCACTTATAACTCCGTCCCATACAGCAGTAAAAATACCACCAACGATACTACAAACACCCAATATAATATCTTTTACATAGTTAAATGTACCAACTAAACCATTCCATATATATTCTCCAAAACCTTTAATTGTATCCCAATTTTCTGTAATCACTCTTTTAAGGAATAAGAACAGATTAATCATCGCACCGATAGGATTTCCAAATTTGATTATATGTTTAAGCACTTTTCCAAGTGGGTTGTTATCTAATTTAACCCATAATTCTTGTACTTTAGCTTTAAATTTATCCCAATTTTTATAAATAGCAACAACAACACCTATCAATGCACCAATGGCTAAAACAACAAGCCCAATAGGATTAGCAGTTAAAAGGAAATTAGTTACAACCATAACTCCATTGAAAAGTAAAGTTTTAGCACTAGCCAACATTATTGCAGTTTTGTATACTCCAAAAGCAACAGCAACACCAGTTATAATAGGTGCTATCCAATCCCAGTTGTCTTTTATATCTTTAGCAATACCGATAGCAAAACTTCCAGCTTTTTGTAATATATCCCAAACCTCATCTAATGCAGGTTTTATCTTTTCAAAAATCTTACCTAACAAATCTTTTGTTTGTACTATATAAGGCTCAGCTTTAATTACCATAACTTCAACTTTATCTGCTAAACTTAAAATAAAATCTTGAATTGTAGGTATTTTACTATGAAACCACTCCGCTAGATTACCAAGTTTTGGCATTAATTTCTTACCTAACTCAGCCTGCATATCACCCCAAGCACCTTTCATTGCAACAATTTTACCCTCATCTGTTGCTCTAAGTGCTTTATTTGTTCCACCTATAGATTTCTCTAATTTTTTATTTATAAATTCAATTCTCTGTTCTGTTGACATAACCTTGAATAATTTTTCTTCATTAGCTGTTAATACAACACCATACTTCTTTAAAGCGTTGACTTTTCCATTGATTGCTTTTCCATAAAGTTCTCCAATAGCAATGGCGTCTTCCTGTGTTCCATTTAAACCTTTATCAAAGGCAATCATATCGTCAAGTATTGGCATTGTCTTTTTAATTTGGTCTGCGTTCATTTTAAAAACCGCTAATCTACTTGCACCAGCAACAGCGACGTCATCTCCAACCACTCCAATGTCTTGTAAGGCACTAGCTTCATCTTTTAGCATTTTAATATGCTCTTTACTTGCATTGGCTTGTTTCATTAAATTTGTTTCGAGTAATTTATCTGCTTTTAATTTTTGTTTAGCACCATCAAATGATTGTTTGATAAAAACTCCAACCGCCACAGTCAATGCTCCAAAACCTATTGCAGTCCATTTAGCAATTGATTTCATACCTGCTTTTATTGCATTAGTGAATTTTTTAACACTCCTATTAGCTTGTTTTAATTTTTTTTCAGTTGTGCCTAATTTCTCATTTACTTTATTTAATGGACTTGTAAATTTATCTCTTAAATTTAAAATAACACCAACTACTTTAGACATAACATACCCTCCTTTCTTGTAAAATAAAAAAAGAGCAGATTAAACTGCTCTCAATCAAAATATATAATTTTAACCTTTATTCACTCCTAATTCAACAAGTTCTCTAAATGTCTTTTCACTTATTTCTTCTTCATAGTCATTGTTTATATTTAATGTATAAAAAACTCTGTCTGAACCTATGATTTTTTTCTCTCTTACACACACATCATAATCATCAAAATTAACACTTACATCTTCCCCATTAGCTAAAGCTATTTTTTGTATACCACTTATACTCATAATAACACCCCTTTAATAAAATTATTATACACAAAGTGTACTATGATTATTTTATTTTGTCAACTATATATACAATATTTATGAATTTTTATTCAATCTTTCAATTTCTAAATCCATCGTAGCCATCATCAATAACTTTTCTTCATACTCTAAATTAAGTAGATACTCAATTTTAAAACCTCTTAAAACATAAAAAGAGAGGAAAGCCATATCAGCGTCCCTCAAAATTAGTTTTTTAGTTCTTCAATATCCTCATTTTCAGCAAGTCCATATAAACCTAATATAAATGTAGCAAGTTTATTGATTTCTCCTAAGTTTTCATCAAAAACAGGTGTTACCACATCATAAGGCTCTGCAACCTCATAAGCCTCTTGTAATTCCTTTTTTTGTAGTAAAGGACAATGTTTATAGATTAATTTGCAATTTGCTCTATATGCTCCATCTGTAGATTTATCATCAGCATTATCCATTACTTTTAAAACATCTCTAGCTTTAAGTTTTACAACTTCTATTGTTCCACCTAAAACCTCTGAATTAAAATATGCAATTCTCATTTTATCATTGTTTGATTGTTCTTTTCTAGCAAGTAACATTTCTAAAGTTATATTTTTAGCCATTTTTTATATCCTCCTTATATTATATTAAATCAATAAATCTATAGCCTGAAAAAGCAAATGGTACTTCTTCTTCTCTTAACGATTTATTTTCAAACTTTATAGCCATCATTTCATTTATTGTTACTCCAGTGATTTCCACTCTTTCAGCACCATCAGCACTAGGGTCTTCTAATTTAGCAACAATAGTGAAATCAGGCATATTACCACTTTTTATAGCGTCACCAATTAATTTAGCGATAGCACTGTCTATTTTATGCAGTGTCATTGTACCCTCTCCAGCATAACCCATATATCTTTTGTGCTTTCCTAAATCGCCCATTATGTCAACGTCTTCATAATCTAAAGCAACTTTAGCTTCAAACGATTTAACTGAGCCAACTTCTTCTCCATTAAACCATATCGCACCAAAACTACCTCTAATTATCTTATTTTTATCCATTTTGTTAAACATCATTTACCTCCTTAAAACATATTGATAGTAAATTTAAAGTCTTCAACAGCATTTAATATTTTGATATTTGCTTTCATAAATACCTTTTTCTTAAATGTTAGTTTTTTAATTTTCTCATCATCGTAGTCTTCAACTTCTTTTTTACCCACACCTAACCACGCTAATCTTTGTGCCTCAACGTCTACTTGTGAATAGTTGTCATACTCTTTATCTAATATGTCCTCTCTTTCAAGTTCTTTAAAGTAAGCATTTATAGCTGTAAAGAATAATACTTGATTGTCATATTTGTTTTTGTATTTTCCAATCCATTTTTTGAATGTAGAGTATATGTCATCTCTCATTAAATCCATACTTTCAACTATAATGATGTCTTTCATATCCTCTGTTTCATCTTGTGTTATTTCTTCTAAAGATGTACAACCTCTAGCAACTCTTATGTCACCCTCATCTTTATATAAGCAAAATCCACCTTTATCTATTGTTTCATTTATCTTATTAAAGATACTAACTTCTTTTAAATTTCCACATAAAAATGATGTAGCTGAACGTGTCATCGGTAACCCTGCTAACATTCCAAGTACAGTAGGTACATATTGCCAACCATCAACTTCTCCTCTAGCGTCAACAAATGTTACCTTGTCATTCATTAGATTTACTATTCCTTTGTTGTCAGGTTTTGTAGCTTTAAATACCACAGCTTTATAAGTTTTACCAGCTTTTCTCACTGATTTTATCCAACTTACTAATGTGGCAGTATCTCCACTTGCTCCATCATAAGCAAGTCCAATCCAGTTAATTCTCTCTTGTTCCACTAATTTTAAAGTATCTGCTAATGTTCCAGCACCCTTATTAAAAACAAATACCTTGTTTGGTGTGTATTCAAAAGTATCTTTTACAAGTGGTAATGTATCGGCAGTATAATCATCATCTTGAATATCAATAACTGATTTATATTCTTTTACAGTCCAGTTCTTACCAACTTCATTCACCATAAGTCCAACTATTCCCAATTGGCTTCTTTTAACAGCTGTAACAGCTAATTGTTTAAAAATTATTTCAATGCTAGGTAATCCCATATCTTATAACCTCCTATTTATCCAACCTTTTTTATCAAACATTACTTTTTATCAATGTGATATTCCAACTCTTCCATCATATATTTATCAACATCATTTTCTATTTTTTCCATTGTTAAGCTATCAAAACTAGCAATCAATACTCCGTCATCTGTTTCATCAAAATCAATGTCATCGACAGGTATAATAAAATCATCTGTGACTTTTAATGAGCCTAAAAAAGCGTCCTCTATCTTTTCACTTATTTTCAAACGTTCTAATTTACCTTTACCAATAACACTATTAAAGAAATAGATTCTAATTGTAAAGTGACGCTCTTTATAAGTAGTCATAAAAGCACTTGTCTTTAATCCATCCATTTCGGTTCTAAAACTAGGTCTATTAAATTTTTCAGATAAATCTTTACTATCAATTTCAATGTCAGGACAAGCATTATTTAGCGTAGAGTTGACAGCTTTCAAAATATCACTTAGTTTAATCACCAAAAACCTCCATTTTTAATAACTTCATCCACAAATTCATCAATTGACTTTACAAATTCATCGTAGTAATCTCTATGCCCTTGTTCTAAGACAAAATATCCTTTTTTAAATCCGTGTTCTTTACCAGTTTTATCTTTAATAATGTGACCTTTTTCTATCAAATGAGCGTGAGGCATATAGTTATAAACTCTTATACAATCATCTTCTTCATTGTATTTATAGTATTTTCCACGTCTAAAGCCTCTCATATAATTGCCTGTTTTAGTTTTTACTTTAGCTTTAGCAATTTTTTTCACCACGCTTTTTAATTTATTACCTTGTTTTTGTAGAAATTTTTTAGTTTCATTCGGATATTTTTTAGCAAGTTTTAAAACTTCTTTTTCAAGGTTCTCTAATTCGTCTATTGTAAAGCCATCCATATTATTCCTCCGTTCTTATACAAAAAACTTCTATGAATTGATTATCTTTAAAATCTCTGTTGAAATAGATAACTTCGTACTTCAAACCCTCAAATAAAAAAAACCAATCCTTTTTTATACCTTGTATGGATTTTCTCCTAAAGGTAAATTTGAATTGGTGTTGATTATTTTCAGTATTTGCTTCTCCATTTTTTATTGTTGAATTAAGCGGTAATATCTCACAGTAAGCATGTTTCAACAATTCAGGTACTGAGTCATTCTCTCCTAAATCATTTACTAATACTTTCATTTGATAAACTTCAACCAAATGTCTTAGTCTTTTCGTTATATCATTCATAATTACCACCAACCTGTAATTGTGTAATCATACTCCTTACAGTATAGGTTAAATCTTTACTTTCAGCGTGTTCTCTATTATCATACCAGTCTTGTAACAACACCAAAGCAATTATTTTAGCCCTACTTTTAAACTTATCTTTTTCAACTTTAATATCAAAGTCATCTATGGCGTCTTTGAGATAATCCACAGTTGCAACCAATAAAGATTGCAACCACAAATCATCATCATCGTAATCAATTCTTAGATAATTTTTAGCCTCTTTTAAAGTTAAAAATCCATCCATAAATCAATCTCCTATTTTGTAGCTAATTCTAAGTAAACCATAGCCTCAGCGTCAACCTTAGCAACATCAAATCTTTCAATAGCTCTTATGAATGTAGCATTCATACTAAAACCAGCTTCGGTTGATAACGCTAATTCTAATCCCTCTCTATCAAAAAATGTTATAAACTCACTCATATCTCCAACAAATACTGGTGCTTTTGTAGTGTTCATTGGTAAAACAGTATCTTTTAAAACTATGATTTTTCTACCTTTATACATTTTTTGAGTTGTATTTTGTAAATTTACTTCTAGTAAAGGTCTATTTTGTTTATCAGTTAAATTATCTAAGAAATTAAACCCTGATTGGTTAGTTAAGATAATTGCGTTTGCTGATATTGCTGGGTCAAGGTCTACATTTAATGCTGTATTTATTCCAGTGTAGTCTGCTATTGCTTTTGGTGTTAAAGTCTTTAATATATCCAATATCTTTTTGTTTTCAGTGTTTACAGCTTTTTTAGC